GATCGATTCGATTAAAGAAGGTGGCAATACACTTATCCTAGTAGATCGTATCGAAACAGGCAAGATATTACAAGCAGAACTAAGCACCTTGTTTAGTTTGCTACACGATAAACCCGACGTGGCATTTGTTAGTGGATCGACCAAAGCCGGAGACAGGAAAGACGAATATGATGACATTGCGACAAGTACTAACAAGATTATTATTGCTACTTATGGTGTCGCCGCTGTTGGTATTAATATTCCTCGCATTTTTAATCTTGTGCTTATCGAGCCGGGTAAATCCTTTGTCCGTGTTATCCAATCAATCGGGCGTGGTATTCGCAAAGCGGAGGATAAAGACTTCGTACAAATCTGGGATATTACGTCCACATGCAAGTTCGCAAAAAGACATTTAACCAAGCGTAAGCAGTTCTATCGAGAAGCGAACTATCCTTTTACAATAGAGAAAACCGAGTGGCAAAACTAATAGTATGCGGCTGTAGTTATTCAGCACCTAGTCGATCATTACCGGGTACTGCCTACGGCGAAGTACTAGCCAAGAAGTTAGGGTGGGACGTAGAGATTCTAGCACGTCAAGGTTGTAGTAATGGTGGCATACGTGTACAGATAGACGAAGTACTTAGACAAAAGCCTACCTTTGCTATCATTGCTCCTACATTCCATGACCGTATGGAAATCCCTGCCAGTGCGGCACCATATGATTGGTCACAAAACACAGAACGTGGATGGAACCCTAGCCTACAACAACACTTACAAGAAGAAATGCTCAATGGCTATGATCGTTCAGCTGGCATCGACAATGTAAACTACGGCAACAATCCATATCGTATGATATGTGAAACTATTTTTAGCCTGGCTGAAAACTATGACCATCCATATCGTTCATCAAAGATAGATCGGAACACACAAGCCGCAGTCAAGCAGTACATTAATCATATGTACGACTCAAACTGGAAGCGTCAACAAGATGAATGGATTATGCGGGACGGTATTATGCAGTTGTTCTATTCTGGAATACCGTTCTTAGTCGTTGCAAATAACCTATGGGATTCAGGGACTATACGTACAGCTATACCCAAGGTAGTATCCGACAAATACCTGACCCTAGCCTACGAAGAAACACCTGCTTATGCAACCAATCAGTGGCCGTTTGAGGGCAAAGATGACCCGGGATACCACGGTAGTCCTGCTAGCCAGGAGTACTTGGCAGAAGTTTATTACAAGAAGATATGCGAGCAGTTGCCTTAGTAGCTCACCCAGACGATTGTGTTATCTTTGCGTGGCCTTTTATGGAAGCACATCCAGAGTTCACGTGGGAAATAGTATACATGACATATCGTCCCAAGGATGCTCGTGCTAGAGAAGTTACAGAGTATTGGAATCGGCGCAATATCGCTACATTCTTTTTGGGTTATCACGACACTTGGTTAGACATGGTTAATGAACGTATCAGCTTTGATACTGCGGATGCAGAACAAGCCATGATTAGCATTGCCAACACAGCAGATTTAATATTAACACACTATGAAGATGGTGACTACGGACATATACATCATAAGTTTGTAAACACCGTGGCACAAAAAATGGTGCCACCAAAGGTTTACTTTGCTAGTACTTTCAACTATAATGTAGAATATGTAGTACACACGCCAGCCAATGCTGACGAACTTCCTTTACATCGTAGCGTAATCGAAGAATTTACTGATCGAAATACCGGGAGGTACATCGTGACGCCGGAAGCGGAACTTATATTAAAAGAAAAACAATGAGAATATTAACATTAGATAACACAGCATATCCAATGGATGCAATACCTGAAGAGATAGATGAAGTTAGGTTTTGTGTACTGGATAATAGCGACCCTAAGGAACCAGATTACTTTTACATTCCCTTAATCTTCTTAGAATCATTTAACAGCCCAGCATTAGTCTTACGCATTGGTGAACAAACTATTCGTATGCCAGTGGATTGGCAAATCCTAATCGGAGAACCTGACTTTGGCGACTTAGAAGTCGTCCCTTTAACCAGTATCAATGATCGTGGTTTCAATGTTTTTACATTTAATCCCTTAACAAGTTTCCGTCCTGAGTTTCAACCTGTAGAGATTGTAGACATTTATCAAGATGTTAAATGGTATTTTCCCAAACTCAAGCCCGGACAACTATTGGCTATTCCATTAACTGAAGGCCCAGAACCCATGTGTGCATACTTTATTAAAGATATCTCACGTCAAAGTGAGGTAGTTAACTACGGCAAAGTTTGGTAATGACTATATATAAGGCTAATCAGATCACATCATATGATGTTTATGAATCGCCCGATGGTGGTCTTACTGTATACAAACGTCAAGCTGGTACCGCTGAACGTGTACTACACAGCGTAGCACCTGAGTTACAAGCTCAAATTGAACTAGAACGACGTCGTAATGAATGGATGGACATATTCAATACAGCCGAGCGTAGTCCCGCTTTACAAGAAGCCGTAGAACGTGTTAAAGTATTATATGAGTTAAGCAAGGATCCTAAAACTTTACCTCCAGATTGGCACCCAGTATGAGCAAAGAAGAAGATAAACTTAAACATAGCAAGAGATTGCTTAAAGATGAAAATGCTATTGCTAAACAAAAAGCCATTGCAAAAGCACACGGCTTTCCTACAGGACCCGAGCACCGCCTAGCAAAGATACACGCTACTACCTGCGGTGATCCTAACTGTGCCATGTGTGGCAATCCACGTAAGTTCTTTAAGGAAAAGACTATTCAAGAAAAACGTAACGAACAAAAGGCCGACGATGAGTGATCCCTTAGATATTAAAAATGAAATGGCCAAGTTCGATGGCAAGAATCGTGCTTTCTACGACAGCCTTAACGAAGAACAAAAGAAAAAGTTTGCACCTTTCTTAATGATTCGTTGGGGTAGTGCTGTAGGCGGTAGCGCAGACTTGCAAGCCTACTATCTAATGAGCTGTAACGAAAACTTAAACAAACATTTCTTTGATATTAGTGCTAGTCGTCATAAAAAGTTTCAATGGTTGCTGGCTACAACAGTAAGCCCAGGCATGGGCAATCAATATCACCAATGGATTAAACCCAAGTCCAAGACTACCGACAATAAAAGTGTTAAGTTCCTACGTGAACTACATCCGCATCTTAAAGAAGATGACTTAAAACTAATGGCTGAGCTTAACGACAAAGACGATCTTAAAGCATACGCTCGAGGATTAGGTTGGGAAGATAAAGCTATCAAGAAAGAACTATGAATGTATTGTTAAATGGCTGTAGTTTTATGGATAGCTATTACTATGGCAAACATTTTAATCGTTTATTAAATGCTACAACAGTAAATCTAGCCAAGCCCGGCAGTTGCAATCGCCGCATCATAAGAACTACAGTAGATTATATAGAACAAAACCCAGTTGATCTAGTCATCTTGGGTTTAACTTTCTACGATCGTCAAGAAAGTCCGATGGCAAATAAAGCAGATCCTTGGGTAAGTTACAATAGTCAAGGCATGCAAGCAGTATTTTCTAATCCTGAAGATTTCCTACACATAACAGAACATAAACTCTTAGGCGATTATATACTGAGTCGTTATCGTTACGACATTAACGAACATTACTTAGACGCACTATATTTAGATCTTAAGATGTTAGCCGCGTATCTTAGAGAAAAGTCGATTAAGTTTTGTATCTTTAATACCTGTGATCGACATCACCGTGTTGTTGATTTAGGACCTGGTTTTATACCGTTTAGCTTCATTGGCAACGAATATTTAGAACAAAATGGTAGCATTTGTATGGAACAGGACCAAGACTTGCCCTTAAATGCTCGACATCATTATGGCGAAGATGTTATAATATTAGTTAAACGTCTTTTGGAATATATCGATAACAATGTATAAGTGTAAGTATTGTGAAAAATCATTTGCTAAAGAATCAACTTTGGCAGTACATCTCTGCGAACAAAAACGTCGATGGCAACAGGAAAAAGAAGTACCTGTGCAGTTAGGTTTAAAAGCCTATTTGCGCTTTTACGAAGTAACACAAGGATCGGCCAAGTTAAAGTCGTATGCAGACTTTGTTACTAGTCCTTATTATAACGCTTTTGTTAAACTTGGAAGATATTGTCAAAGCATTCGTTGTATCAACTTTACCAACTTCTTAGATTGGCTACTTAAGAATAATAAGAAGATAGATCACTGGTGTAGCGATAAACTGTACACTGAGTGGATGCACGATTATCTACGTAAAGAAGCAGTACAAGACGCACTTGAAAGGGCATTAAATGAAATGCAAGACTACGCAGACGACCACCCTGAGCTCAGGAATGGTTTTACTGATTATTTTATGTATGGCAACACTAATCGTATCTGTCATCATATTTCTACCGGTCGCATTAGCCCTTGGGTTATATATAACTGTGACTCAGGGGTTGCGTTCCTTGATGGGCTTACCGAAGAACAGGTGGTAATGATACTGCCTTGGATTGACCCTGAACATTGGCAACGTAAGTTTAAAGACTACTTAGCAGATACTGAGTGGGTTAAAGATATATTAAAGAAAGCAGGCCTATGAAGTTTCGGTCAGATATTGACATTGACTTTCCCAATAGAGACGAAGCGTTAAAACTACTTCGTCATCATCCTGCGGGTATTATACGTAATGATACATTAGTTAAACATAACACAGGTGTCTATGTAACTGACATTCCTATCGATCCATTTACTGGTATTGCCAGCGTTGATTACGAAGCAGCCGAGGATCGTGGCTATATGAAACTGGACTTTTTAAACGTATCATTATATACCCAGATAAAGAATGAAGCACATCTACAGGAACTAATGACACAAGAGCCCGAATGGGATCGATTATACGATCCAGAGTTTTGTGCAAAACTTATACACATTGGTAATCATTACAAAACACTAATACAAATGCCCGAAGCAGTTAATAGCATACCTAGACTAATGATGTTTATGGCTATTATACGTCCAGCCAAACGGCACCTTATAGGCTTACCCTGGGCGGAAGTAGCAAAAACTATCTGGGATAAAACAGAGGATGGACAATATGCATTTAAGAAGTCACACTCCTGTGCATACAGTCATTTAGTTGTTGTTAATATGAATTTATTGCGTGACTTTGCGGACTAAGGTAATTGATTTACGCTTGGAACGCTTACTTGCCATTTCTTTTAGGCTAACATAAGGTCCCATTTTAATCTCTACGTCTTTTGAGTTCATAGTACGTAGGCATACTTTAAATACTGCCCAATCTGTTTTTAAAAACACGTTGATCGGCATTAATCTATTACTTTCCCACCACCAGGTTTCACCAAGACTTAGGAATACTTTCTTGAGTTCATCATCTTTAAGCTGACCAAAATCATAAAGTGTAGTTATAACTTCGTCAAAATTCTGTATGATCCCAATGTAATCATTGCCGCCATAGGTAATATGGCTTAGGTATGGGTACTGTGCTAGTAGTTGCTTGTAATGATCTTCCACGTTATCCGATAAATATGTTAAAGAGATGAACAAATAAATGATCACCGTCAAAGCATATTTATATCCAAACACAGCCGAGGTTCAAATTTTTGATCCCGCAATATTTACAACAAGGAATCGCCAAGTGTACAGCCGCCCAATTAAAGTTTACCAAGGTGTAGACAATCCTATACAAGTCATTGTTATGAATCAAGACCAGAAGGCAGTAGACCTTACTGGCTATATTATGCAGGCACAAATCCAGGATCCCACAAACGGAGTTACTGTAGAAACTTATGCTGTGACATTTGCTGATATTGCTCGAGGGCTAGCCAATTTTACCATTGATAAAGCCACAATTAATGCATTGGAAAATCGTTTTTACAAGCTAACATTTAAAACAATCAAATCGATTGACAATACAGAACAACCTGTTTACATTGATGATAACTATGGTGTACCACTAGATCTACAGGTGTTGCCAGCTTATTATGCAGAAACAGTCAGCGAAGAAACAGAAGTTATATTTGATGGTGGAATAATTTAATGGCAACATACGCAAACGTAGGCCACGTACTATTAAAACGTGGTAATACAGTACAAAGTCAAGGTTACACAGGCCCGCTGGGTGAGTTAACTCTAGACACAGATTTAGGCACGGTTCGAGTACACGACAATGCTACCCCCGGCGGTGTAAACATCTTGGCCACACAGGCACAAGTCAATTTGATCAACGCCAACCTGGCATCAGCAGTCAGCACAATTGGCAACAGCATCAGCACCATCACCGGAATTGATGCTATTTTTGTTGCCAACATTAATACGTTGTTGGCCAACGCCGCAACACAATCTGTAGCCATCGGCAATCTACAAGCGTTCCAGACCTATGCCAATGCACATTTTGGTACCAGTAGCTATGGCAATGCCAACGTGGCCGCTTATTTGCCAACTTATACTGGTAACATTACAACTGGAAACTTAACTGTAAATAATCGCTCAATCAAATCTACTTACACCGTTCAATACCTTGCAGTTGGTGGCGGTGGCGGTGGCGGTAGTGGATATTATACTGGTGCATTTTATGGTTCAGCACCCGGCGGTTCAGGTGGAGCAGGTGGAGTATTAACTGGAACTACACAATTTACATCTGGCTTAACTTATAAT